TATCAGTTTGCCATTCAAAGAAAGTATTATCTACAGTCTGTTTAGCACAACCTGACATGAAGGGTGTGTCCATAGGAGCGATATTGTAAATTACGTCAGACAAGGCTTCACGTATCGCTACTGACGAGTAAGTCAGTGACGTATTTGTAGCAATTGCCATTTGTTATTCTCCTTATTAGGAATTGTATAAATCTTCCAAAATAGAGGCCGCATCATCGACATGGCCTGAACTTCGGAGACGTTTCATTTTGGCAGTACGTTTTGATTTTGAATCCTCTCCCTTTTCTTTTCCTTTTCCAGACCTGACAACCTTGGGCTTGTTCTTCAGTTTTTTAGATTTAACATCAGATTTATTAAGGTCATCAAACTGTTTGGCTTTTAGAAGTACGAGTACGGAGCGGTGATCTACCAAGGAACTAATCTCCTCTTTGGAGTATCCTTGTGACAAAGCATATTCTCTGACAGAATTTCCAAGTTCGGCTCGTTTTTTGTCATCTCCCCAGTCGGGAAGTTTATCTACAAGTTTACCAAACTCTTCTTGTTTTGCCTGCTGAAATTGCTGCGCCATTTCCTGTTGTTGCTTTTGCTGCAAGACTTGATACTCACGCTGTTGCTTTTGTATATTGTCTTGTGCCTGTCTGTACTCATCGCGTTTCAACAGGTATTCTTCTCTATCATTTTGTTTTAGATCATCCCAATCCACATCAAATTTATTGAGATTATTTAGAGAAGCATTAATCACATGCTCCAGAGCATTCGTGTACTGCGCCCTTTCTTGCTGAGTCGCTTCCATCTCTTGCTTCCACTGGGTTTCCAGCTCGGTAAGATTCTTGAAGTCCTCTGACAATTTTTGGGTCTTTCGGGTGTAATCTGACTGGCGTGAATAGCCTTTCATAAGTTCGTCGAGGGATACTTCGTGATCTTCGCCATCTATTTTGACAGCGTAAAGTGCCTCTTCGTCTTCATCGTCAGACTCCTCAGATTCTTCCTCTTCCTCTTCGGATTCGGCTTCCTCTTCAGACTCCTCTTCCAATGATTCGTCTTGAGTTTCCTCGGTAGACTCTTCCTCTTCAGTAGGTGTGGCTTCCTCAGTTTCTGGAGTTTCCTTTTCAGGTTCCATCAGGCCGAGTAATACCTCTTGCGCTTCCCTTATACTGCCGGGTTGCATTTGATCTTCGTGTGCTTGCGGGGCTACTTGCTTATCCGCCATAATTAAATCCTCTTTCAGATGAATGGGTGTTGCTTATCCATGATCTTATTCATGTGTCCAGTTTCAACTATGGACGATACATGACCATAAATCTTGTCAAGCAGTCGCATCGCAAGCCAGATTGATTCTCTGGCTTCCAACTCTGATGAACCGCTGGCTGACCAACGATCCATTAAATCTTTTCTTAAAACTTCAAATGCCTCATTAAACAATTCATTACTGAGAAGGCTCTTAGCCCTCTCTTCTCTTAGATCATCCGACATTAGTAACCTTTTAACTTCTTTACTTTTTTACCAGTTTTCTTTGCATATGATCTTGCTGCTTTCTTGCCTTTCTTAGTATAGGCAAAATGTTTTTTTCCCACTTTTGGCATTATGTTGCTCCTATTGCTACCGCTCTGTTTTGTTCACGCTCTAATTTTAACTCTTCCATCTTTAGGTGTGCATCTACTGCCGCCTCTTGAGCCTCTTGCTGAACCTTTTGAGCTTTGATCTGTACTTCAGCAGCCTTGATCTCAAGTTCCTTGGCTTCAATCTGCATCTTCTGTTGAGCCATCTGCGCCTGCATCTGTTGCTGCTGATTCGGTTGCTGCGGTGGAGCCTGGGAAGGATCAGTTAAGAAGTCGTCTACATTTTGGAATCCCATTGCTTTAACCAATGAGGCTCCAAGATTATACATATTCTGTACATTTACAATAGGTAATCCACCCTTCATAGATTCAGAAGCAAACTGTAACATCTGTGATAGGTGCATCATCTGTTGATCTTTGTTTCCTTGACCCAAAGCAACTGATACAGTGCAATCATACTTATCACTCCAAGCATCTGGTCTAACCGGAATCCATTCATTGCGTAACATAATTACTCTTTCCTTATCTTGGTTCTTTAAGAGCAATTCATAAATCGTTCGCATTAAATCCTTAACGCCTGTCTCTGCAAAGTTTCTGGCAATAAGTTCTACGCGACTCTGTGCGGCTGTCATAACGGCGTTGACAGCAGTAGCCGTGGTATGGGATGTCAAGGCATTATCATTCATACCCTGAGACATCTTAGATACACCAGCCCTGGACTCTCTTACTCCATCCAAGTATTCAAGCATCTGGAATGAGTATGGCTCTAGCGGGGGAGTTGTAAGAGGCATTACCGCATTAGGTGACTTAACTCTAACTACACCACCAGGCCGTTGTGTAAGAAGGTCATCAAGATTAGCTTGGCCTTCGAGGACTGCGTACCTGCCGAAGTTCTGGTTATACATATTATCCAAAAGGTTTCGCATCAAAACAGATTTATATAATTGAAGATCCATAACTAAATCTGCTATGGACAAACCAAAGAACTTATGCGGAATCTTTATAGGAGTAATAGAAACAAAAGGAATGGAATCTATTTCGTCATTAGCTAGAACATAGTTTCCTACTGTGCATACCTTTCTGAGCTCAACAAGTCCGTCACCATCATAATCAGTTTGAAGAAAAGATTCATGCAGCCAATATTTTCTTAAAGCCTCTTCCGTATCAACCTCGCCAAGATTAAAATTGGTAGTATCATCATATTCAAATCTTGCCGCCCTTTCACCAAAAAGGGTAAAGTCATCATCCTCTCCCGCGCCCAACTCTTCCGGCCCAATATCTTCTTCAGGATACATCTCTCGTAATTCAGATAAAGTCTTTTGTACTCTATGACATACGAATCTCGCGTTTTGAATATCCTTTGCTTCTCGACTGATAAGAAATTCAGATGGTGGAACATTCTCAATTTTTACTTTACCAGAACCGTGGGTTCTCTTAATAACCACATCGTGAAGTATCTCTTCAACCTCAAAGCCCTCACCTTCAGAATACTCTGAATGTTCCAGCACTTCTACTGCTGGATTTTCTACTAGGGCGGACAGTTCTATATCTGTAAGTCTATGATATTCTTCTCTTTTATAGTCTTCATACTCATCCCACCATACCTTTACAATACCATTCTTAGATAAGAGAGCATCTGTAAACCATGAGTAAAGTATTTCCCATCCAGAATTATCCTTCGCGAATACATAATTAACATAATCAGTAGCCTGCTCAGCCATTGCAACATCTTCCGGGCCATGAGGATTAAACTTAACCATCTCATCACCAGATGCAAACACCCTCATTAGAGAGGGTTTTATCCATTCAATAGTATCCTGAACTGTAGAATCTACGTATTGGCTTCGACCCTCAACCTCATTGCCAAAGGGTTGGCTATAATAATACTCCATAGCCTTTTCCCTATGCCGAGAAATAGTATCGCCATACCCAAGAGAATCAGTAATCTCACTTTTGATCCTGGCTACTAATTCTTCTTCAGTAATTTTTTCTTTTGCCATTAAATAATTCCATAGTTCTTGTACGAAACATCTTTAGTCCATTCCGGGTCATCGCTCGCAACAGCAAACCTTACAGACATAGCAGCATATCGAGTCGCACTCATAAGGTCATCACGAAAGGGTACGATCTTCCCACCCTTCCTATGATACATTCTAAACTCTTCCCACCAATCTCCCAGTGTAGAAAAGACATGAAACTTTCCGTCTTCCATCCTTTGAAGAACGCTCATAATCCCCACCTCCACTGAGTTGCCACCTTTCTTCTCCCCGAGTGCAGGCGGATTCTCGAAATGAAACGGTAGAAAGTTACACCCTAAATTTCTATATTGGTCGGCAAGGCCAGGATTACCCATAGCATCCTTTCGGTAACCATCATGGGGCCAAGCAATGGGAATATATTGCGGCCTTGTCCGTATCGCTGAAGCATGAGTTGCAGGCGCAGCCTTAGCTTGACGATAGCAGTCGTAGACATACAGCTCATCCTCTTCCCTGTCCCACGCCATCCATACGCAAGCAGTAGGGTGGTCATAACCAAAGTCTATACCGCATATACGAGGCCAATGATCTTCCAAATGGATCGGATCAATCACGATCTTCTCTTCCATCACTGGAAAGACCAGCCCCGAACCAATCGATGGCCTTCCGTATCTCCTCATTTCCCTTTCGTGAGGGGCGTAAGAAGATAGGATTTGTTGCATCACGTCTTCGTTTAGATGTCCATTTTCCCCATTCATGGACTTTACTTTTTCCGAAGCATCATCCCACGTCGCATTGACCAGGGATTGACCAGGCTGGATATTATTCATGAACGATGCTACAGTTTCAGTCATCCCACTTTCGGGAGTGAACGTCATGTAAACCATCCCTCGTTTATCAAGCGTTCGAGTCACAGCCTGAGAATAAATATCTCTGGGCGGCTCCTCATCAAGCCAAATGCAGTCCACACTACGGCCCTGCCATTTCTCCTGGCCCATCTCGTAAGCCTTAAAGAAGAGAGAACTGTTGCCGCCAGCCGCGTGCCTAATAAGGGCAACACTCTTAGCATTAGGGACGCCGGGTTTCCTCTCGGTCTTCTCTATTCTATTTTTAGGAACCGTGCCTGAACCAAAAGCATCTGGATCATCCGGTGATCCTAACAACTCAAACTGGACAATATCTCTAGTCGTTTCGTTCGAGATACCGCCAGCCCATGCAACAATCGGTCTGTTATACCGCCTTCCAGCCCACCATTTAGGATACAATCCGGTAAGGTGGTAGCTTAACTCCATGCTACCGCAATAACTCTTTCCAATACGGTTAGCAGCCATCAAGAGGCGTTGGTTCGCCTCTGAGCCTGTTTTATGGAACTTTAGCTGATAAGGATAAGGATCGTACTCATCTATCCTATTAAATCTCTTGCGACCCTGTAGTTCGCGTAAGAGTTCTTCTGCCCTAGTGTCGTGTGCTAAGGAGGGCATCGAGTTCCTTCTGGATTTCTTCAGTGGACATCCTATCTACCGTGGTTACTTCAGTCCTTTCTATAGGCTTGAGTCCAGCTCGATCTAGTATATCCTTGATTGCACCCAGCCTAACTGACTCAGATGTCGCCTCTTCCATAAGAAAGCGTAACTGAGACAGCGCACCAGGGAGCATATCTGAAATGAGTTTTCCAGTTCTCTCCGCTATTTCATTTGCGAATTTGTTTTTAAGCTCATATCCTTTCTGTTTGGCGGAGTTCTCGCTATATCCCGCCATGATCGCGGCTTTAGTAGCGTTTCCCGTTAAACAATAGGATTCAACGAACTTGTCTTGCATGACGCTCATCTTCCTCTCCCACCTGTCGCTGATGCCATTCTTCTCATAAGTGCGCCTCTATTCCTATTCCACCAATCTCTACGCCTTCTTCCTTCAGCCGATTCAGCCATAGACTTCTCAATACCAAATATGTCTGCATCACGAATTAAGTGCCTTTGATGCGCCCTATAAGGCTTAGGAATAGGATCATTCCAGAGCAGTCCCGGGTTAGCCGCTCGAGCATCTTGGTGCGGCCCAACTGACCTAGATACATCTGGCCCTAATTGTCGAGTGCTACCCGCTCTTCTGTAGGCTTCCATCAAGTAAGGCTTCATGAGTTCGTGTTGGCGATGGCCTCTATCCTTACCCGTAATTCCGGCCCTGCTAAGAGCTTCATGTGTCAACTCATGCCCAAATGTACCGCCATAGCTACCAGGAAATGCAGTATTCATTGCTATCCTAGGAGTTTCCCAATGTATTCCACGGGTGGTTCTTCGTGGAGAATCTGTACGCATCTTAGCACTAACATCCCCACTTCTCATTACATCTACCGGGGTAAAGGAAGTATCTGCCTGCAGCAAACCCGCCAATTCTAGTGCGCCTAAATCCTTATTTTTCCGTTGGGCCATAGCCCTATACAGCATCCTTAGTTGCAAAGGAGTTAATTTATTACATCCCAAGTTGGGGCAAATGGCGGTCTTCTAGCCAAAGAAAAGAGCCTGTTCCTTCTGTCTGCGGTTATAGAGTCCTTCCATAAACTTACCCTTACTCTTCACCCAACCCTTGTTTCTGGAGAAAGCCTGCTTCTTGAACTCATCCATATCACCAGCGTTTAACGCCTTTAGAGCCTTGCTCCGTTTGAAGGAGGTTCGACCCACATTGTATACGAGTGATGTCAATGCAGCCTTCTGATTAGCAGTGAGATCAGCCGTAACGACGCCATCAAGGAAGTCGCCAATATCCTGCACCTTACCCATAAGCCAACCGCGTTCTTTAGACTCTGTGGTTTTCTCACCCTTTTCATACTTGCGTCCAAAGCCTATTCTCTGCGTGCCGCGGTCATCGAATGCCTTATCTTGGTAACCGCCTTCCCAATCCGCGATCTTGTCCATTGCAACCTGGCTATAGGAGACAGGAGCTACACGGCCTTCCCTTACTGGCCTCTCTAGCCGTCTGGGGGCAACATCACCACCGATACCTGACCTAGTTCTTCCCACCATTCGAGGCTGGCCAATCCCTGATCTAGTTCTTCCTCCCATTTGCCACTGACCCGATCCAGATTCAGTTCTTGCTGTGGGCAATAGCCCACCGACAAAGCCTCTAACCCGATCCATCATACCAGGCTCTTGCCTTGGAATATCCAATCTAGGCTGTAAGTCCATCTGCGGTTGGATATCTAACCTAGGCGCGAGGTCCATTTGCGGTTGGATATCCAGTCTGGGCGCAAGGTCCATTTGTGGAACCTGTGGCCGGGTATGAATATTAGCCCATTGGGTTAAGGCACTCTTACCTGTGGGATCATACTGGCTTCCGCCTCGGAATGCGGCTAACTGCTCTGCTGTGACGGCGAGTTTCTTCTTGCCATTATCCCAGAAGTAGGGAGAACCAGCGGCTTGTGCTTGCGCTATTGTGGTAGGTTGTACTAACATTACAGGTCATCCCACATGCTACCCTGCAT